GCGGTTCTCGGCAACGGCGGGGGCGACCCTGTCGGTTGGCGACGTAGCCTACATCAAGAGCTCGGACAGCAAGGCCTACAAGGCTGACGCGGACAACTCCAGCGCCAGGCCGGCCGTGGGCGTGATCGGCAAGGGAGGGTCCGCAGGCGATACAGTCGAGATCGTGGTCCGCGGCATCCTGGCCGGGCAAACTGCGGCAAGCCCCGGAACGCGACTGTTTCTCTCGGACACCGCAGGCGCCATCAGCGTCGGGACCTCGCCTTCTGCGGGGCAAAACCTGGGATGGGTCTTGCCTGGAACTTCCGGGAGCAACAGCTCGACGGATTACTACATCAGCGTAGAGCCGCCGGCCAACACGGTCTACTGATAACCTATGGGCGCGACAAAGACCATCGCCGTGGCCCTGCTCGCCACGATGCCCCTGCTCGCCATGTTCAGCGGCGTGGCCCGCGACGGCTGGGAGCTGATGAGCATCTACGGCGCGGGCATGGCATGGTCTTTTCTCTTGCGGTCCTGGTGGTGGAGGGGGTTCCTGTACCTGGCCCTGGCCCAGCTCGTCTGGAGACCCACGGGGGCGTCTATGTCGGCATTCGCCATGATCTGCCTCTTCCTGGGGGCGGCGCAGGTCTTTTCGGGGAGCGACCCTGAAGAGGTATCCGCATGTATCCGGATATCTGCGCTGGCCGTCGGGGTTCTGATGTTGCTACAGGAGGCCGGGGTGATCCCGCCCTACAACCCATTCGGCAGGCCGGGAGGCTTCTTCAATCCGGACGCGGCGGGCGTCTACCTGGCGCTGTGCCTGCCCGCGTTTCTCGGTGGCGAGAAAGGCCGGACCCTGAAGATCATCTTTTGCGCCACGGTCGCGGGAGGCATCTTCCTCGCCGGCTCGACGACCGCGATGGCCTCGGCAGCCGCTGCCGTTGTCACGTACTACGTGCTCGAGGGGAGACTGTCGCGAGTGCTCGCAGCGGCGCTGGTGGTCATAGTGGGCTCAGTGGTTTTCATCACGAAAATCGACCCCATCCAAAGCACTCTCAGCGAGCCCAGGTGGCAGGTATGGCGCCACGTGGTCAGGACCTACCCATCCGCGCCCCTGGGCCGGGGCCTGGGGTCCTTCCGGGAGATTTTTCCTTATTTCGTGTCAGCGGACAGGCGGCTGAGCACGATTGAGCCGGTGATGACGCCGGACGGCCGGAAGAAGCTTCGATTCAAGACGACCTGGCTCCAGGCGCACAACGAGTACCTCCAGGCGGGATTCGAGATGGGAATCCAGGGGATTGTGCTCATTTTGGGGTTTTTCGTGTCATTCACAGTCACTGCGATGAGGCTGAGGGGGGCGCTTTCGCTCGAGGCCAGGCAGGCGGGGGCCGGGATCGCCGCGCTCGCCGTGTCGTGCCTGGGATGGTTCACGCTCCATATCGCACCTCTGGCACTGGTCTCAATGGCGTGGCTGGGCATCTGGGAGGCCGAGAAAGGGAGGACAATATGAGGCAGGTACTAGCAGGGTCCAGGGCAAAAGTCATTACGTGGGCTATTCTGTGCGTCCTGGCGGCCTATTTCGGGCTGTTTTCGGAAAATATCGACGCAGCGGACAGAAAGACCAGGACGATCACATTTCTGAGCAGCGGTACCTATACGGCGGCGACGGCCTACAGCACGGGGTTCGATGTCAGCGCCTACATCGAGGGGCAGATCCTGGTCAACGTGACGGCGGAGGGCGGCACGTCAACCCTGGACATCACGATCCAGACATCGGACGACAATTCGACATATTACGATCACACATCCATGTCGCAGATCACGGCGACCGGGCAATACCGGCAGTCGATCACTAATTTCGGGAAGTACGTGAGGCTCAAGTATGTTGTCGGAGGCACGAGCTTCACGTTTCAGGCAGTGGGGGTGTTCAAGAATTGAGCACGAGGCAGGACTATATCGCGGCGATAGGGCAGCTCGTCCAGGGCGAGATCCCGCTGGACGAGCCGGACAAGATCCTCGCGATCAGCATGGCCGTGAAAGAGCACTCCAAGCACCGGCCGAGGATCGTGGTGGAGGACATAAGCGGTGACGGCGGCTTCGATTACGCTGTCTCAAACTTTGCGGCCTGGGCGGACGGGTTCTCTGTCATCAAGCAGGTGGAATATCCGGTGGATGACGATGACGAGACGCCCGACATCCTCCAGGACGACGAGTGGATGGTCTATGAAAAGCCGTCCGGGAAGGTCCTGAGGTTCCTGGAAGACAAGCCATCCAGCACGGAGACCCTGCGTGTCACCTACACGGCACTCCACACCTGCACGGATTCGGCCTGCACAGTAGAAAGCTATGATGAGGAGGCGGTCCAGGCCCTGGGGGCGGCTTATTTCTGCGACATGCTCGCCACCTATTACGCGCAATCGGGCGACAGCACGATCGGAGCCGACAGTGTTGACCATACGAGCAAGACGCGCGAGTACGCGGCGAGGGCCAAGTCGTACAGGAAGATATACTTCGACCACCTCGGGATCAAGGAGGGCCAAACGCCGCCGGCGAGCGTGACGATGGACCAGGACATGAAAGCGAGCTGGGCGAGCGACAAGCTGACCCACAAGCCCAAGTACAGGTAGAGATGGACATCGACATCACCTACAACCAGGCCGAGCTCAGGGAGCTGGGCAAGAAGTATCCGGGTATTGTGCGCGAGGAGACCGTTGCGGTGATGGAAATGATTGTTGCACGGCTCGAAAAGGAAGTGGTCGAGAGGACGCCCAGGGGTGTCGGCGGCGAAGCCGGGCTGGCAGGCTCAATTGCCGGGGAGGTGAAAGGGAGAGGGTCTCCTGTCACCGGCACCGTGGGGACGCCGCTGGAGTACGGGGAAGTCGTAGAGCTGGGCCGCAGGCCGGGCAAGGCCATGCCGCCGGTCGGGCCCATAATCCTGTGGGCGAGGAGAAAACTGGGCGTATCAGAGGAGGACGGAGAACACGTGGGATTCGCCATTGCACGCAAGATCGCCATCGAGGGATTCGAGGGGGCCAAGATGTTCGAGAGCGCCCTGGAGGACAACAGGCGCTGGATTCAGAATATGCTGTATACCATCCCGGACCGCGTGAAAAAGAGGATCGGCGGTGGGACTTAAGGCGATCAGACAGCAGATCCACGCAGTTTTATCGGCGGTCGAAGGGGTCGGCGTCGTGCACGAGTACGAGCGTTGGGCTTCGACATGGGATAGGTTCTTGGCGCTGTTCAAGGACCCGGACGGCAAGATCAACGGGTGGATGATCACGAGGGCCAGCACGGCTGAGCGGTGGCTCACGAACATAGAGTATGTCCGCGTCTACGAAATGATACTGAAGGGCGTGTACGGACTGAAAGATGAGGGCGGGACAGAGCTTGTGTTTCAGCAGACGATAGAAGATATCTGCGAAGCCTTTCGGAACAAGGACACTCTGAACGATACATGCGAGACAATAGCGCCTGAGTTCGGGGCGCTGGCGGGCGTAGCGGGGGTTCAGGTGAAAGTTGTGCAAACCAGAATATTCGGCAATACGCTGTGTCACTACGCGGAGCTTGCGATCGGCGCCCAGGTGACAGAAACCAGGACATAGGAGGGGCAACATGACTATAGGAAAAGGGTTTGAGGGAATACTCGGGGTCAAGAAGGAGACGACATACGGCACAGCCGTGGAGGTGGACGAGGCCATACCGTTCGTCTCGGAGAGTTTTGGCAACGAGATAGAGAAACACGTGGACGAGGTTTTGCGGGGCAAGGCCGGCGCCGGGGCAACCATCGCGGGCAACAAGACGTACCCGTTCACCCTGCCCTGCAAGCTCACGTATGAGGACCTGGACCTGCTCATTGCTATTGCAATGGGGGCCGCAGGTACGCCAAGCGCAAACGGTTCACTCTATGACAACACGTACTCCCTGGCGGAGAACTTGAGCTATGCGTTCACGGCAGCGATCTACAAAGGTGTGAGCGTGTGGGAGTTTGCCGGGTGCAAAATCGACACCATGAAGATATCGGGCGAGGCCAACAAGCCGCTGGACATCGAGTTCGGCGGGGCGGCGAAGGTGCTGGACCTGGACTCGGCCACCAACACCACGGCGGTCCTCCAGGCGCTTTCCACGGAAGACGCGGCGAGCAAGATCATGATGAGCGACCTGGAGTTCAAGATCGCTGCCCAGGCCGACGCCCTTTCAGGGGAGACGGAGAAGGGCATCAGCTCGTTCGAGCTGACCCTCAACAACAACCTGGCCCTGGACCAGTTCGACAACAGAACCCAGACTATCCTGGAGCCCCAGCGAAACGGGTTCAGAGAGGTGAAGCTCACCTTCAAGGTGCCACGCTACGAAGCTGACACCTATCTCGACTGGCGGGACGGGGACACCGCCCTTCATGCGTACCTCAAGTTCACGGGCGGGGATTACCTCTTCGACATCCACGTGCCGAAGCTCAAGATCGACAAGGCCGAGGCGGCCGTTTCCGGACCCGGGCTGATCGAACAGGTAATCGAGTGTACCTGCTTTAGAGATCCAGGAAGCGTATCGGCGAGCTTCACCCTGACGGACGAGTTCGAGATAGACGTGACCAACGGCAGGAGCGCTTCACCCCTGGCATAAGGAGCAGAACATGAGTATCGGAGCGGGCTTCTCAAGCAAGGCGGCCTGGGAGAAGGAGGACAAGCAGAGCAGCTACGGCACAGTGATTGCCTGTGGCGCGGACGACCAGGTGCCTCTGGTTAATGAAGGCTTGAACAGGGAGATAGAGAAAGAGCTCGACAACGTTATACGCTACAAGGCCGGGTATGGCCAGAGCGATGTTCTCGGCAAACTGGTTTCAGGCCCTGTCACCATCGAGGCGGTATACAGGGGCATCGAGGCGATCCTGGCGGCAGCCTTGGGTTTTTGCGACTACTCGGCATCGCCGGAAGAAATAACTACTGGGGTGTATAAACACACCTTCGAGCTGGCAGAAAACCTGCACACCGAGAGCTGGGCCGCCGGGGACGGCATCCTGGCAGGGTCGGGGTACCTCGCAGGGGACAACAAGGTCAGGCGCGGCACCTTCTGCATAGACAAGAGCGTGAGCGTATGGGAGTTCGCATCCGCAATGATCAACGCGATGACCCTTCGCGGTGACAGCAAGGGCGTCAGGCTGGACCTGGACCTCCTGCCCTACAACCTGGACAGGGCGTCGGCCACGAACCCCAACTGCAGCTCCTGGAGCATACCGGACGATGACTGGCTCAGTGTCCTCTTCCAGGACATGGTGTTGTGGATAGACGATTACTCCGAGTCAACGGCCCTTTCGAGCGCCGATGCCGTCGGGATCAGCGAGTTCGAGATCAAGCTGGAGAACAACCTGCGGGTCGAGAAGGACAGTCAGAGCGGGCTGTACATCGCGGAGCCGGTCAGGGAGGATAAGCGCAAGGTAACAGGCTCTTTCACCTTTCCCCGGTATGAGAGCGATGATTTCCTGGACAAGCTCGATGCGCAATCTGCCATGATGGCCATGATGAAGTTCACCGGCTCCGAGATCGGCGCCACGGGCTACTACCGCACCCTGTGGATCTGGCTGCCCACGATCAGGTTCGACAAGGTGGATGCGCCGCTTGGAGGCCCTGGCATGATCAGCGTGACCCACAGTTTCACCGCTGAGATACCCAGTGCGGCGCCGGCAGGGTTCCCGACGCAGGCTACGAAGGAGATGGTGATCCAGCTCCAGAACGATTACAGCACAAACCCGTTGATATAGGAGGACTTCATGGCGATTAGGCTGATCCAAGATGACGAAAGGTTGGTGTACGAGGTGGAGGGCTCAAGGATATTTTACAGGCGCCTGAGCAGCCTTAGAAGGGCCCGCATAATCAGGAAGCACACCAAGAGGGGCAAGACAGACTGGTCGGCGGTAACCCAGGAGATGCTCGAGGAGATAATTACGGGCTGGGAAGGGGTCGAAGGCCCCGACGGCCCGGTGGAGTTCTCGCGGGACCTGGTGACCAGGCTGCCTGACGATGTGGTGACAGACATCCTGGAGCTCTCGGGCGCCAGTAGTCCCGATGAGGGCGCTGAAAAAAACTGAGGGACTTCCTCGTATGGCAGGCAACACACAAGATTACATGCTCGGAATGCAGGCGGAACTACGAGGAAGATGATCGCGATCCGCCCTGCGAGGAGAAAGGACAATGCCCGATCAATGCGGTGGACCTGCTCCCAGAGAACCAGGAGGTCCTCGATCTCTGGCACAAGATCAAGGCCTTCGGAGCGGAGGCAGTGTTTAACATGATGGATGTTAAGATGACCAGGGTCGAGGCCGAGGAGCTGCTGGAGAGGCTGGATAGCGTGGAGAGCATCATGGCAGAGATCAGGGCATCACTTGATAAGGAGGCAGAATAATGGCGCACTTGACATGGGACGATTCAACGCCGGTCAACCCCACGAACCTGAACAAGCTGACCCAGGAGGAGGACCTCAAGCCGCCGGCGCCTGTCGCTTTCAACGGCGATTCGGGCCGGACGATCACCCACAACTACGGACATACGGATTACCAGGTGATCGTGAACCCTGTGGCCGATACACACGGCAGCCTGGGCGACGTGTGGTTTTCCAAGAGCTCGAATACCGTAGTCGTATACAATACAGGATCGTTCACGGGAAATTTCGATTACGTGATAATACCCCACGCCTAAAGGAGGAGGCCGATGAA